GGTTCCCGCAGTCAGCTTGTCAGCAATTTCATGCGTTGGATGATCCAGACGCAGATCCCAGAGGTTGAGCGCGAAATCGAGATGTGCGCCAATTTCATGGATGAGAAAGGCATCGCCGTCATGGGTCAGTTCTGGGAGAAGCGTAAAGAGAAGGTCATGGTCAGCGTTCGCGCTCAAGACCTGCAAGAACAGTTCCCCGCCATCGACATCATGGCCCTGCTTGAGGACAAGAGCGCAGCGGATGACTTGAAGGAGATCTTCGTTCAGCAGTATCAGTGCTCCAAAGGTAAAGCGGCAAAGATGCTTCGTGAGTTGCGTGAGACTGGCGAGACCACTGTCCCTATGGACGGTCCAGAGCGGTCCTACCCGATCATCCGCGCCTTCAACCTCGACGAACACGTCTTCATCCCGTCGTTCTCCACGGATCTCGAGCACACTCCCGGCATCTACCGTGTCGAGTATTTCACTGCCGAGCAGTTGCGTGCGCTGGTCCAGACCGACAACTGGAATGAGAAGTGGGTAGAGGCTGCAATCCAGAAGGTGCGCGGCCAGATGATCACCATCAGCCCAAGCGAGTACCTCCAGCCCATCAGTCGTTCGTTCGTTTACACGCAGCAGCGGTTCACTGACCGCATTGGTGTTGTCTACGCCTATCAGCGACTCTCCGACGAGGATGGCACGCCTGGCATCTACTGCACTATCTTTAACCCGATGCTGCCCGGTGATCAGAATCACGATGGGTACGCCAAAACGGGTCTACTGGGCTACGCTCACGGCGAGTATCCGTTCGTCCTCTATCGCCGCGAGTATCTGAGCCGCAAGCTGCATGACTCCCGCGGTCTTCCTGAGCCGGGCAAGCCGTGGCAGGACCAAATCAAGGCTCACAAGGACAGTCGCATTGACGCTGCCTCCCTCGGCATCCTTCCGCCCATCTGTTACCCGCAAGGTCGTCCTCCGGGCCGCTGGGGTCCAGGTGCAATGATCTCTGAGCGTCGTCCCAACGAGTATCATTACGCGGATCGCCCAATCCCTGACATGAACACCAACACGTCTGAATCGTTGTTGGAGTCTTCGTTCAAGGAATACAACGGCTTTGCCTCCCGCGAAGGTGATCCCGCCATCGATCCCATCTACAACCAGTTTGAGGTCGATAAATTCCTCAGTTGTCTCGCCCGCAGCTTCCGCCAGATCTGGAAACTCTACAAGCAGTACGGTCAAGACGAGATCATGTTCCGCGTCATGGGCGTAAAGGACGTGAACCTCCAATTGTTCAACAAAGGCGACATCAACGAGGAGTTTGATTTCTACCTTTCGTGGGATGTCCAGTCCACCGACTTCAAGCGCATGAGCGAGAAGTGGACTGCCATCATCCAGGCCTCCCAGTCACTCGACCGCGACGGCATCATCGATTATTCTGCCCTCTGCACGGCGTTTATCTCGACCATCGATCCAAACATCGCCGAGCGCATTATCCGCCCCGTCCAGCAAGGCCAGCAGAAGCTCGTCGAAGAGGAACAGAGCGATCTGACGCAGATCTTTGCCGGCATCTCCAAGAACATCAAGCCTGGCACGCCTCCGCAGCTTGGATTGCAGGTCATGCAGCAATACTTGCAGCAACCTGACGTCCAGCAGCGGTACGCCCAAGACCAGTCGTTCCGTGACCGCTTGGAAACGCGCAAGAAACAGTACGAGTTCCAAGTACAGCAGCAGCAGAACGCTGTTATTGGTCGCCTCGGTGCCGCCATGCCCAATCCATCAGCAGCTAACGCATCCTAATGAAGAAACGCCGCGATCCCAACCAGAGTTCGACCGAAAAGTTCGCCCGGCTGCGTCATGCCATGTTCAGCCTTGTCGGTAACGACAACTTCCAGGATTTCGTCGAGGAACTGCGTGAAATGCAGCACGCTACCATGATTGACCTCTGTTCTGACGCTGTTGTTCAGAATGAACGCATGAGCCTGGCGTCTACAGGTGAACTTCGCGCATACTCCCAGATTATTGGCCTGTATGATGACTTTGTTCAGCAGCAATTGCAGCAAGCTGAAGCAGACGCTGAAGAGCGTGCTGTTTGATACGCCTAGTTTAGGTGCAACAATATTGATCATTTATTGTTGACAGCAGGATCAGCGGATCCATTTGTACGGACACTTGGCATCCGCCATGTCCACAGCCCTTGGGGGCTATAATCCCATGTCTAACGAAACAGTCGAATCCGCTTCTTCACAGCCAGCCGAGGTATCTCATACTGAAGCAAAAAGTGATGCACCGAAGAAAAGCAATCTGAGTGTCGCGCAAGCTGCGCAACGTCTCCTTAACATCGAGACCGAAAACGCAAAAGCTCAACGACCGACTGAACAGACTGCTGAGACGCCGGCCCAAGCGTCAGATAATTCAGTCAACCCAGACGAAGCTACCGCAGAGTCTGCCGAGCCTAGCCAAGAGGCGGAAACGCCCGAAGGTGAAGCTGATGTTCCTTCTCAGGATATTACACCAGAGCTTCAGAAGAAAATCGACAAGCGTATCGGCAAAGAGGTCGCAAAACGCAAAGCACTGGAATCGCGATTGGCGCAGTTGGAAGCCCAGATTGGGGAACAGACAAGTTCCCAGTCCGCTGAACAACCCGCGCAAAAGGCCGCACCAGCACAGATGCCTGCAAATGTGCCGTTGTCCCAGATCGATGATTTCCAATCACTGTCTTCCTTACAGCAGCAGGCCAAGGAAGCGAAACGCTTTGCCCAGGATCAACTGGACCGCGATGACTTTGAACCGATTCAGATTGGCGATACTGTGCTCGGTCGGAGTGAACTGAAAGCGATTCTGCGCAATGCAGAGAAAACGCTTGATGATGACATTCCAGCCCGATCCCAGTTCCTGACGCAGAAGCAGCAGTCGCAGCAAGTCGCTCATCAGATGTTCCCATATCTGAAAGACAAGAATGCGCCTGAGTACGTCCTCGCCCAGCAAGCATTGTCACAGATGCCCTGGATGAAGAACCTGCCTAATGCGGATTGGATTATTGGAGTGCAGATCGAGGGACTCCGGTCCCTTGAAGCCAAGCAGAAGTCTGCCAAATCAGACGGGAAACCTAAAACTGCCATGAGCAACCGCCCTCCATCCAGTCAAACAGTAGTCTCTTCCAACGGTGGCGATGTTCGTATGCCGTCAGCGGCAAAATCAGCCAACCAGCTTGAAGCTCTCAGGTCGCAACTATCCAAGAAGGGTGGCATCACGGCACACGAAGCAGCAGCATTTCTGCTGGCTAAGGAAAAAGCAAAATTCAACCGTTAAACTCGTTATACCATCATGGCCCTCTCTACTACTTACAACGTCGCCGGTGATCGCGAAGATCTCACGGACTTTCTGACCATCCTCGCTCCCGAGGACACCCCCAAGATTTCGACCTTCTCGAAAACGAAACGCATGACGAATGCGTATCAGGAATGGCAAGTGGACACCCTTTCGCCCGTCAGCTTTGGCGGCGTGCTTGAAGGTCAGGACGTCCTCGCCTTCTCCAATCAGGCTGTCAATCGCGCTCGTCTGGGCAACTACGTCCAGCAGTTCCGCGAACAGTGGATGGTCTCCCGCCTCCAAGAGGCTTCCGACGTTGCTGGCGTGTCCAGCGAAGTCGCAAATGCCAAGATGAAGGCGATGCGCGAGATCAAACGCGACATCGAAGCCTGTATCGGTTCGGACAACGACCGTCAGCAGGAAGCTCCGCCGGCCCCGTACAAGTCCCGCGCCCTCGGCAAGTGGATCAGCAACACCCCTGGTGCTGACGTTCCCGCTGCGTTCCGTACGCCTGCGGCCAATATCGACACCACGGCCACTGGTTCCCTCTCGGAGTCGGCGTTCAACGACGTCTTCCAGTCGATCTTCCAGCAGGTCGGTGGTCGTCGCTCCTACACGCTGTTTGCCGGTCCCTCGCTCAAGCGTGCGATCAGCAAGTTCCAGCGTTCTGAAGGCAGTGCCGGCACGACGAAGACCTACCAGGTCACGCAGAATGCTGAAGAGCACCAGATCGACCTTGATGTCACCATGTACGTTGGTGACTTCCACACCGTCACGATTGTCCCTGACTTGTTCAACGGCATCCTTGATGGCGCGGATCCTTCGACCACGAGCAATCAGCAGAAAGCTCGCGGCTACGTCATCGATCCTGAGCTTGTCGGTATCGGTTACATGCTCGGTATCGAATCGAATGAGTTGCCTGACCTTGGTGGTGGTCGTCGCGGGTTTATCCTTGCGGCTCTCACCCTGATGGTCAAAAACCCACTTGGTCTCGGCAAATTCGCTGGCACCAGCTAAACCACAGCCCTTAACTAAACAAGGAAACTATCATGGCTGATACAGCAGTAACCATTACCCGCGCCGACCTCTCCCAGCTTTCGCTGCAAGAACAAGCTCGCGGCTTCTCCAACAAGTTCCACGTTGACTACAATGACGTCAATTTCGGTGCCGGTGCTTCCGACACCGTTACGCTGACGCTCGGTACGTTGCCGTCGAACTTTGTTATCAACGGTGCTCTGGTGAACATCACGACTGCCTTTGCTGGCACGACTGCGTTCTCCATCAATGTTGGTACGACCAGCAGCACCAGTGCGCTCGTCACGGCCCAGTCCGTGAAGACCGCTGGCGTCCTTGCCGGTGTTCCCACCACGGCCACCCTCGTCAAAGGTACGGCGTCTGTTAACCTGGTTGCGATCTTTACGAACGCGACTGGTGGCAGTCCCTCGGCCCTGACCGCTGGTGCCCTGGATATTTATCTGAACATCGTCGATCTCTCTGATCCGACGAAGCTCGGCTAAGTAATCTCAAACAGGGGCATCCTCACCCGAGGCTCTGCCCCTTTTTTTCTTTAATGAGCAGCGATCAAATCATCACAGAGATCCCCAAGGAGTTTGTGCGCAAGTGGTGGTGGGAGATCCAGAACGGTCTGCCCAACGAGAAAGCCAAGGTCCATGAGGACCAGGCTCGTCTTGCTGCCAAGATGCGTCAGGAAGGATCCACGAAGATGGAAGGCCTGGGCCAGATGGCTGCGCGTATCAATAGCCGGCTCTTCTTCCGCTTGCAGGGTCAGCATGGCAACAACGTGCATGAATGGATGCCTGAGTATCTGAAGGATAATCCGCATCTGTGCGCCGTTGGCTATCGTCCCAAGGTTAATGCTGCTCGTCACGGTTTGACAGGTGGATGGATGAAAACCAAAGACTAAGTGAGAACGATCCCCTACAGTCGCGCTTTGTCTAACATTTGCGGACTGATTGGCGTGCCTACGTCTCGTCTTACGACGGAGACAGCGCAATCGATCAATGATCTGTTTAACGCGAACGTGCGGCAGATCTGGGGTGCCGGCAACTGGCCGGATCTGACTGGATGGGGTGAGGCTCGGTTTGTTGGCGATCTCCTGACGTATCCCAACGATCTATCGAAGACGGCGTACTGGACGGCAACGAATGCCACTGTTACCGCCAACAGCATTTCCAACCCTGCGGACAACCGGGTAACTGCCAGCAAGGTCTTTGAGACCGTTACCAACGCAGAGCACAACGTAACCCAGTCTGTAACCGCATTTGGAGCCACAACCTACCAAGCGAGTGTCTACGCACGTCCTGCTGGTCGGAACTACCTCTATTTGGCCGTAAACGACGGTACAACCACGTTCTCCACCTTCTTCAATGTCCAGACCGGACTTCTTGGCACCCAAGCCAATGTTCAGAACGCAAATGTGCAGCAATGTGCAAATGGGTTCTTCCTTTGCACGATCATTTACCAGACCGGGGCCAACGCTACCAGTCAGACCTACAAAGCCGGTGTCAGCACGGATGGTAGCACCATCTCTTACGCTGGTGACATCACGAAAGGGCTTTACCTCTGGGGGAACCTGATCGTTCAGCAGAACAACGTATCTCCGCAACAGTTCGTCCTTCCGTGGGACCAGACTGGTGAGGCGGAGATCGATGTGATGTTCCAGGCTTGGGTGGACAGTCCTGCAATGATCACGTACCCGCGTGGCCAGGGCTTTGTGGTGACGAAGGACGGGTTCCAGATGATTTCCAGTGCTGGTGGGTTCATGGGAACCAATGGGTACGTGAGCTATAACACGAACCCAGCTAACCCGGTTTACATCTACTACCGCCGCGCTCCTTACAACTACTCTGGCGACGAATACTCGGCTACGGCAACCTACGTTGCGGGCCAGTACATCTACTTTACGCGGACTACGGGTGCTTCGACTGGCACTAGCGACTACTACAAGTGCCTTGCTACGACTGTTGCTGGGGAAAGCCCTGAGACCGCATCCAGCAAGTGGGATATTCAGCCAGTACCTGAGATGATCAGTCAGCCGCTGATCTGGCAGACCTACGGTGATTGGCTGATCCAAGATGGCCAAGCGGACAAGGCTCTTCAAGCGTACGGCATCGTTGAAGTGAAGAAGAATGAGGAATGGGACCGGATTCAACGGCAGATGCCAGATAGCTTCCAGACGACCTTCAGCACCCACACTTCCTCACAGTCAAGATCTTGGTAACCTTCAAATCGTTCAAACATGAGTTCATTCAACCTTAACAATAATTATCCGAAACCGTCTTGGTACCGTGGCAGTGCGGTGGCAGACCAGCGGTTGACGGTTACCAATGCTGTAGGTCAATTTGCTGCATTTGCGGATACGACGACGATGATTGTTCTCGATGTGCAGGCTGCTGACGTGATGTGTACGTTTGATGGTTCCGATCCGTCTGCCACCAATGGTCACATCCTCTATCAGGGTACGCAGTATACTTGGTCTACGGCAGCAGCGCAGCAGGCAAAGTTCTTCCGCCGTGCAGCGACGGATGCAGTGATTCACGAGTCTGAGTTCCAAGTCTAACAACCCATACTACCATGTCATTTGGATCACTACCATCAGTCTTGGGTAACGGTGGCGGAGTAGCTATTAGCGTGATCGGAGGCACGGGCCTCTTCGCCGACGGCACCGCCGCCGCGCCGAGCATCTCATTTGCGGCGGATAGCGACACGGGGTTTTATCGCAACGCATCCAACTCCGTTGCATTAACGAACGGCGGCTTTATCTCGCTGCGGTTTATCAACAGCGGCGGCGGTATCATTCAGAACGGTAATAATGCGGCTGGCCTTTCTTTGCTGGACACTGGAGCAATCGGCCTTTCTGCCGCCGGCACCAACCAAGACATCACTCTAACGCCGAGCACGACGGGAGCTGTTGTTATTACAACTAGCTCGGGTATTTCGTCGCAACTCACTCTAAACCAATCGGGAGTTTCCGCCGCTTTCATAAGGAACACAGCCACTAGCGCAACGATTGCTATTGGTGACGGTGGGGGGATTTACCTTAGATTGCTGACCACTACGGGGCGCCTACTCCTCGGCACCGCCACCGACTCCGGCGCGCTCCTGCAAGTGGGCACCAACACGACCACCAGCGCGGGCGGGATGGTGTTTGGGACGGATACGCAACTGTATCGGATCGGACCTGCCGCGCTTCGTTTAGATGCGCCTGCCGGAGACCTTCAGTTTCAATTAGCAAGAAACGGAACCGTTAACGGAGGTTTTCTCGTGGACGGTGCGACGCTCTACGTTCAAACCCAAATTGCCGGGATGGGAATGATTTTCAAGACGGCGGCAGGGACAACCGCCCTCACCCTCGACGCCTCGCAGAACGCGACGTTTGCAGGAAGTGGCACGTTTGGCGGGTCTGTTATTACGGTTGCCGCGTCGGTTTTTGGATGGATAGGTAGAAGTCTTATTTGGTCGCCTTCGGACGGCGTTGTAAGATTCAGCAACGGCGCCAATACCGACTTCAACCGCCTCCAGTTCGGCGGGACGACGGCGAGCTTTCCGGCGTTGCGGCGCAATGGGACCGCGCTCGACGCTGTTCTGGCTGACAACACTGGATTCACTGCGTTTCAAGCGGCCAATTTTATTGCAAAAAATGCCGCCACCGGAGT